CTAAAAAGTATCTCAAGGAAGGCTGGTCTGCAGAAGGTCTTAGAGAGATTGTTGCTAAGAACGGTAAGCTACCTAAGCTAGATCGTAAACCTAAGAAGGATCCTAATGCTCCTAAGAAAGTTCGTCGTAAGCGTCTAGCTGCGCACGCTGAAACTAGCACTGTAGTAACTAATGAAGATGGTACGAAAGAAGTAATACGAGTTTATCCATGGTCAGGCGACCCTACTAATTTCTTTCGGTCCGCTCCGGTGCTAGAAAGTGTAGAGGAGCTTACTAAAAATGCCTGTCTACGACCGGACATCTATCTCGATGATGAATGCTATGGCTGTAATTATTATAAGGAATGTGTATGCGATCTGAAAAACCACAAATTGAAGTAAAAAATATTTTCGTTGATTTGGATGAAACTTTAATTCATACTAACCTCGATAAGGAAAACCCTAATGAAGTACCTGAAGTACCTGTCAACATTGATCCACGACCAAGGAAGCAAGATCTATACCCAGCTTCATTACGCCCTGGTGCAAATGAGCTACTCTTTCAACTACGCAGCATTGGAAATGTTTTCATGCTCACTCGCGCTATTCATCCCTATGCTCTAGCGATGAATAAGCAGTTCAATCTTGCTTTCCCTGAAAACAGGATTTACTCGCGTAGAGATGTAGAAAATTATCGTTATAAAGAGCTTCGCATTCCTAGTGGTAAGAACTATCTTATTGATGATCTTTTAGAGTCCACTAACTACGAAAAGATTGCTTTAATTAGTCAACTCGGTTCAGTAAAGTACATTAGAGTATTACCGTTCTACGGTAATAAGAATGAAGCACTTACAACTTCAATGATTGGGGACATTGTAAGTACGATCCGTAACGACTAAGTAACTATGCTCTCAGAAACTGAACTTATTGATTATTATCCCTCACATAGCGAGTACATTATAGGTTTCTGAGGGCACCCTTTACCACCTTGAAAAAGGTGGTTTTTTTATTAATATAATCAAAGAGTTTACATGTTAAAGAAAAAGAAAAACCCCCATGATTGTATTGATACTTTTTTAATACCAATTAAACAGTATTCGAACTCTGAAGATTTATTTTTAACTTTCCCTACAGCTTTACTTAAAAAAGTTAATTGGAAAGAAGGGGATGAAATTTCTTTCGAACCTTTTAAAGAGGGATACATTTTACGTAAAATAACTAAAACTGAATGAAAAAAGCATTTATTACCGGTATAACTGGTCAAGATGGTTCTTATCTAGCTGAACTACTTCTAAGCAAAGGCTACGAAGTACATGGTCTAGTTCGAAGATCATCAACCTTTAACACAAGTCGTATTGATCATCTAATAAATCAATTTCGATTCACATTACATTTTGGAGATCTAGCTGATTCATCTAACTTAATTCGTTTGTTTCATAAGATTCAACCCGATGAGATATACAACCTCGGAGCACAATCTCATGTTAGAGTATCGTTCGATATTCCTGAGTATACAGGGGATGTTGTAGGTTTAGGTACTCTACGTCTATTAGAAGCTATTCGTGATTCTGGCTTGGGTAAATCCGTGCGATTCTATCAAGCTAGCTCTTCTGAGATGTACGGTAAGGTACAAGAAGTACCTCAGAAAGAAACTACTCCGTTCTGGCCTCGTTCCCCGTACGGTTGCGCTAAAGTGTATGGATACTGGCTTACAGTTAACTATAGAGAGAGCTATGGCTTACATGCAAGCAACGGCATTCTTTTTAACCACGAATCTCCACGCAGAGGTGAAACGTTTGTAACGAGAAAAGTTACAAAAGCTGCTGCACGCATTGCAGCTGGTCTACAAAATGAAGTTTACCTTGGCAATCTAGAAGCTAAGAGAGATTGGGGACACGCTAAGGATTATGTAGAGGCTATGTGGCTTATGCTACAACAGGATAAGCCTGATGATTACGTTATAGCAACTGGAGAGACGTATTCGGTTAGAGAGCTTTGCGAATATGCATTCGGTTGTCTAAATCTAGATTATAAGAAATACGTACAGTATAATCCGCGTTATGAACGACCAGCTGAAGTGGATTTGTTAATAGGAGATCCTACTAAAGCTAAAGCTATACTCGGTTGGAAGCCGAATTATACCTTTAAGAGTTTAATTCAAGAAATGGTAATGCATGATTATACCATTGCTTTGCTTGAATCTAAGGAGGTCAGTAATAAATCTTAATATGAAACCACATCCGGATTTAATAAAAATCTTAAACGAGCACAAGTGCAAGGTAATGTATAAGGTAGTTGATAAGGATCATTTCCTTATTTCTGTTGATTATAACGAAACTGTTAAGCCGAAGAAAGGGGATGGTTTAGATGTATGGGGCCGTAAGCAAGAAACGTTTGAAAATATTAATATTACACTTAGACGTTATCACCCTAGCGCTGTATTAGAATCTCAAAACGGTATTAATTCAGCTATGTGGAGAGTTGGTGGGCAATCATTTAATAAATAAGCCTTAAGATAGTAAATATCTAATATGGCATGCTCTAGATATCAATTTCGTTACGGTGCTGGTGGAGTTCTTTCTGCTACGTACTACACATGTGGGGACAACACCCCTGTAGACATTACCTATACTGGGGGTGTTTCTGGCGCTCTTTTTCTTTCAGCAGGTTTAGTTTGTGGAGCTGGTCCTGGAATTGTTATAGCAAGTTCCTCTCCAGCGCCTATAACTTATACTGGGTTCGCTTCAGCTGGTGGAGCTTTAGTCGCTGGCTTTGTATATCCAGTAATACTTAAGCCTTTCCAGCAATATGTTACTACCACTACTACGTTTCTTCAACTAACTGCACTCGAAGTACCTCCAATCAATCCGTAATTGTTCTTAACTGGCAGTTTCAAGCACGTAAGGTAAATCTTTACGTGCTTATTTTTGTACATATACCTAAGAGTGCTGGTACATCTTTTAAGGGTTTACTTAAAAAAATATATAAACCTTCTGAAATTATAGTGGTTGACTCAGATGGTTGGTATAAAGATATGAATTATTCGGTAGCAGCTAATAGAACTAATTTGCCTGGAGCGCAGCAAATACAGCCCCCTGCTAGTGTTAAATGTATTACCGGTCACTTTAATGCAAGTTGTTTTGTTAATTTATATCCTAATGCGGACTATATAACTTGGGTTAGAGACCCTATACAGAGAATGATATCTCATTATAATTATTATTTAAGAATAGGCGCTTATTACGGACAAATAGCCCCTACAAAGCGATCTTATGATATTATTGACTTAGAAACATATGCTACGCATTCTTATAATGTTAATTTTATGACTCAGTTAATTAACATACCTTTAACTAAATTTAAATTTATAGGTATAGTAGAAAAATATGATGAAGAAATAAAACGCTTTAAAGAAACATTCGGTATAGATATTAACGAAGAGAGTCAGCATTATAATTTAAATCCTGAAAAGAAAAGCGTACAAGAAACATATAATGTATCAGATGAACAAAAAGAAAAGCTTATGAAGCTTCATGCAGAAGATTACAAGCTTTATAATGAATGTTTAAAATTAGCAGGTTATAATTAATACTATGGCAAATATAGCATTTACTGGTTCCCACAATAGCACTTTCGTAGTAGAAAACCAAGGTAAAATACTTTTAGTACTTGAAACAGAACGCTTTTTAGGATATAAAAATAGTGGTTTGTTTCGTTACAAAATACCAGAAAACCCTGTACTGGTATTTGAATCTATATTAAATTATATTAAGCGTTATACTGGGTTTGATTATTTTGAAAATTGTATATGCTTAGAGGATAGTGAAATTAAAGTAAACGGTGTACGTATTTCTTTAAACAAAATAATTAAAGCACGTAATTACGTTTACACTAAACATCATTACAGTCACGCTGGAGGAGCATTTTACCAGTCGCCATATGAAGAAGCGTTAGTCTTTTCATTTGACGGGGGTGGTAATGACGGTACCTTTGGTGTCTATTACGCAGAACGTCAAAAAGGATTGCTTCTATTAAAAGAACTTGATATAGATCTAGGTTGTCCGTACATGCTTATTGGGCACTATCTAGAAGATATTAGCTATCAACCTATACATGAAGGACATTTAACTTACCCAGGTAAGTTAATGGGGCTAGTTTCATATGGAACTGTTAGGGAAGAATGGCTCGAAGCATTTGAACAATTTTGTGTTGATACCAACTTAAAAGGTTTTTATAACTTTCAGCCTCATATAGCTAAACTTAGCCTACAAACTGGAATTAACTTTAATGTTAAAAATAGACTCAAAGGACAAATTGCTTATGATGTAGCTGCTACCTTACAAAGAGCATGGGAAAATGTATTCTTTTTATTAGTTCAACCTGTACTATTTAAAGAAAGCTATAAACATTTACCTGTGTGTATGGCTGGAGGGTGTGCACTCAATATACTTCTTAACACTCGTTTAAAAACTGAATACAGTAAAAGAGTATTTGTAGGTCCATGTCCAAACGACACCGGTATTTCAGTAGGAATGATATTAAATCACATTAAACCGTCAACCCCAGTTGATGTAACTTATGCTGGCTTACCCTTATTAGATTTTGATTTACTGCCTCATTATTTAAACGAAAACCCATACCACATTAACGGGGTTTATCCTTCTGTTATAATAAAAGACATTGTAGAAGGTAAAATTATTGGCTTAGCTCACGGAGGCTCAGAGGTTGGCCCTCGAGGTCTAGGCAATAGAAGTATAATTTGTAACCCACAAATAGCTAATATGAAAGATATTCTTAATAAAAAAGTTAAGAATAGAGAGTGGTACCGTCCTTTTGCGCCAGTGGTGCGTTTAGAAGATGTAGATAAATACTTTGAGTGGGATAGTGATGCACGGTGGATGAGTTTTGCACCGTTAGTGAAAGAAGAATATCGTTCTAAACTTCCAGCTATAACGCATGTAGACGGGACAGCTCGTTTACAAACTGTAACAAGAGAACAAAATAGTTTATTATACGATCTATTAACTGAAATGGATAAAGCTACCGGTATAGGAGTACTGCTTAATACTTCTTTTAACGTTAACGGTAGACCTATCCTAACTACAGTAAAAGATATATTCACTATACTTAAGAATACGCAATTGGATGGTTCTGTAATTGAAGACTTATATGTAACTAAACACAGAACGAACAAAGAGTTCTTTGCTCCGGCACTTGATCAAATAATTAAATACAACATATTATAATAACATGGACGACCCTAAACAGCTTCCTTCTATAAAAACAATGGTGTTGAGTTTAAGTGAGACGTTACAAAATATGCTTAAAACTGCTGCGCAGCATAAAGTTATATTAGCTACAGAAGAGCAAGCGCATGCACGTCTAGATATTTGTTTACAATGTGAACACCTTATTGTACAACAAGAACAGGCCCGATGTGCTAAGTGCGGTTGTGGTATGAAATACAAAGCTCGAATAGCTGCAGCTCACTGCCCGTTACAGAAGTGGGGTCCAATCACAAGCTAATGAAACCCATAGTATCTCTAATAACCCCGACTCATAGAACTGATAAGCTTTTACGCTTATATGAATCTATTGCAGCACAAACAGATAAGCGATTCGAATGGATAGTAATACCCAACGGAGATGCAGATGTTTCTATATTACCTAAAAAGCGTTGGATAAAAATAGTACCTTACACCGATACAAATCTTAATATTGGAGCCTTAAAGAAATTTGGTTTCATGCAAGGTAAAGGAGAACTGTTAGCAGAGGTAGATCACGACGATGAACTAATGCCGCATTGTGTAAAGGCGTTAATAGCTAATAAAGATAAAGCAGACTTTTTATACTCAAACAATATTGTTTTTGATAAAGATAATAATCCTTATGTGTGGGGTCCAGGACACGGTTGGGTAATTGAAAGCTATAATTACAAGGGTAAGGAGTGTCCGATTAATAAAGCTTTTCCACCCCTACCAACTAATTTTGCTTGGCAGTGGTGGGCACCTAATCATATTAGAGTGTGGAAAAGAGATTTTTACCGCTCTATTGGTGGACACGATATTAATTTAAAAGCCTGTGATGATGGAGACATACTTTGTCGTACTATGATACACGGCACTATACATCACATTAACGATGTGCTTTACGTATATTATCTACACCCAGACAATACTCACGCTGATAAAGATCTTAGTAGATGGATACAGTTACAAGCAAGAAAGATGTACAGTGATTATATTGTATTAATGGCTCTTAAATGGAGCAAAGACAATAATTATAAAACCATTGGAGAGGAAAGCTTATTTAATACTAATATAGAAGATAATAGTGTTGGGTTTTGTACAATAAAAAATCTTCATTCCTTACCTGCACCAGAAATCTGGATGGTACGTTTATCTAAAGTACTTGCACCTGGCGGGGTAGCTATAATAGGAAACCCAGTTGCAGTAGAGAATACAAGTAAAATTACTGTAAAAAATCTACGCTTCTGGGATAAAGTTTATTCTAAATTATCTGTAAGCGGCTCAAATCTGCAAGGTAGTCATATAGAAATTGTAAACAATAAAGTAGTAATATACTTTACCAAGCATATACCTGGATTACATTTAGCTTTAAATACTTTAAACTACAATTAAGCTTTAGTGAACCAAAAGGTAAGATAAAACGACCCTCCGTCAATATTTCTTACTCCGTAGATATATTCTTTACTACAAGGGTAAAGCACTAACCGGTCTTTATCTGGTTTAATATCTAAATTATGCTGCGGAAAGGTTAAATTACCCCCCTTAAAGTCGTGGTTAATAAAAATACGGGCTACGTAATTGCGATTGCCCCCACCAGTTAATCCCCACTCCACTTGGCTCTCTAAAAACCTGCTATGATCATCTGCTTCGGGTGCAGGTATACCTAAAGAGCTACCATCTACAGGCATTTCTTTATCACATATATAGGGAACATAATCAGAAAACTTCTCTAACCCTGAGTGTTCAACCTTATATTTGTTTTCAAGTAGACGCAATATGCGTTTCTTTACATCAATATAGGCATTATTAGCTGCTACGTCATTTACCTGTTCTAGAACAGAACTATAAATTTCATTTCCGTAGTAGTTAAGTGTTAAGGGGGTAACGGTATTATCGCTGCTTAAAAATCTCCAATAGCTATTATTTTCATAGCATTTAGGTTTTTCTATTAAAGATACGAAAATATCGTTTTCCTCAGAAGTAATAAAATTGTCAACAACAATAATATCTTTATAGTTAGTGATTACCATTATTTCTTATTTACAATAAATGTGTATTTTTACAACAATTGTATAAATATATATAACATGGATGCAACATCACACAATCTATTAGAAGCTTACTATCATGATGGTGGTAACACCTATCACTATAATGCTTTACAATCTGGTACTAATCAATTTAGAGTAGATTATACTCGTACAATTAACGAAAGTGGTATTAGTATCACTATAGATCAAATTAAACCTATCAACAGTGGTCCTACCCCTACAGCAGAAGATGTAGCGTTTTTAACCTCTGAAGTTAATAAGTTTCAAGGTGTACCATTAAATGGTAATGAATGCGTTACCCTAGGTTGGACTTATCTTGGTAACTGGACTAACAACCAAGCAAACATTGAAGCTGCAATTGCTGATTGTACCTCTAAAGGTCACTCTTTCCAATCTCTTTTCTATCAAAGCGGCTACTTCGTATATGGCTGCGTAGATGATAGGCTGTTCTACGATAAGAACTAATTATTTAGAAGTCGCTCTATAGACCCCGTCCCAATCAAGGCCGGGGTCATTTTTTTGTAGATACTCAATACGTTCTATCATCATATTGTAGTAATCATCAAGTAAACCAGGCTTATGTTCAATAATAGCTTTAGCCATCTCTTTTGCATCGTTCCAACGACGAGCTCTATACAATTGTAAAAAGATACTGTGTGTATTGCTAGGGAAGTTAGTATCAAGTTCAAACACTGTATAGATCTTTACCCCTTCTTTTTTGCCTTTAACCGCTATACAATCTAGTTCAGCTGTAGGATAAATGTCTTTAACATACTCCCAAGTCTTAGGTCCAATAACTATCTTTACTCCATATGGTTTAGATTGACCTTCTAAACGAGAAGCTAAGTTAACGTGGTCTCCTAGGCAGGTATAGTCGAAGCGTTGTTCTGAACCCATATTGCCTACAACTACTGTACCGGTATTAATACCTAACCCCATACCAAAAGCTGGTACTCCTTCTTTAGCTATCTCTGCATTAAAGGCTTTAAGATCTTTAAGCATAGATAAGCCAGTTGCTACAGCCATACGAGCATGATCTTTATTATCTAAAGGTGCATTCCAAAATGCCATTTGAGCATCCCCGATGTACTTGTCTAAAGTGCCTCTATTAGTAATAATGTTCTTCGTCATAGCAGTCATATAACGATTCATTATTTTGGTTAACCCTTGTACGTCTTTACCGTAGTGTTCTGATATAGTAGTAAAGCCTCTAACGTCGGTAAACATTATACTAAGCTCTCTTTCATCTCCTCCTAACTTAAGAGCGTCAGGATTCTTTTGTAATTGTGCTACTTGATCAGGAGAGAGATAAGTTTCAAATTGCTTTTTAATTTGCTGCTTTAATTTAAACTCCATTATAAAGCGCATGAATATAGCGCCAGCCCAAGTTACAAATGCAGCTATAGTTGGCCAAGTATAATCAGCAAGTAAACCTTTTAAGAACAAATCCCAGCCAAGTATATAAGGACAAACTAAAGCTAGTAGAATCAGTATAGCATTAATAGTATACCCTAAGAATGCTGCGGATATAACAAGGATAACACCAAGAACTACTATAAAGAGTAATTCGTATAAGTCATACTCAGCTGGGCGTTCTAAACGAGAGTTATCGATCATCATCTGAAGCGTTTGCATAGACACTTCATACCCTTGAGATATCCCTACCGGTGTTGCTACTGTATTGGATAAGCCCTCAGCAGTTAAAGCAAATACTACTATCTTACCTGATAGATCAGGCCAAGTTTCATCTGCATAAGAGACAGTATTGAACTTGTATTTAAAGTTTATCCATACTCGAGCATTAGCATCTGTCTTAATAGGAGGAAATTGTGGCACTCTAACAGCTTCTACCCCTGCATCTGAAAGTTTAGCTTGATACGATTGCTCCCCGCTAAACAGTCTTAGTACCTCTAAAGGTATAGTTGGATAGAGCTCTTTATTAATCTGTATAATAAGAGGTAAACGTCTCACTACACCGTCTAACTCTGGAGCAGTTAATAGCATACCTACACCAGCTGATGATTCTCCTATCTCTTTTACCGGACCAATTGCATTAGGATAGTTAAACAGCCAATCGTTTATACCTTCATTGATAGTAACTACCCCTCGAGGTACTGGAACTCCTTTACCTTTTAGAGAAGCTGATTGAGCAGTTACTACCGGATGCTCTCCTAATACACTTACAAATTCTTCATCGCCACCTAGTCTATCAGGTTCGGCAAATATTATAGGAAGCACTACCACTCCAGCCCCTTGTTCAAATGCTTTCTTTATACTTTTACCGAACTCATCTCTCTTCCAAGGCCATTGACCGTTTTTATCTAGAGCCTTTTCGTCTATTTCAATTACAATAATGTTCTCACTAACTACTTTATTTTGCTTACGTTGATAGTAGTCTAGCCCTTTTAGTCGAGCAGTCTCAACAAAGAATGGATCGTATATTCTTAAGCAAACAAATAACGATAAAACAATTAAACCAACACCTATAGTTTTTAAGTAGTGCTTTTTCAACGTTGAATGATAGTTATACTTATTCCGCCTCCGGTACCATTCTTAGCTGTTGCAGCGCCACCAGGGTAAAAATAATCTACCGTAGCATTTGATGAACGCGGTACAGATAGGTTTATGACTTGCCCGTTAATAATATTTTTAAGAGTCGAACTGACAGTAGATTCTTTAAACGCGAATTTGTTATCAGTTCTTTCTATAACTTCCACTTCAGCGTATATTTTATCTATTGCCTCTTTTTTACTTTGATCCTCTTTTATTGCTTCACTAGTATTATTAGGAGGATCTAAAGGTTTAGGTTCATCTAATAAAAGATCATTACCTATATTACCTTCACCTATATCATAGACTACTGGAGGTGAAGGAGGAGTATAAGCAGATGTTACTACAGTCCCTTGAAAGGCTTTATCAAGTAAAACTGTACCTGCCATATTAGAAACTTCTATTTGACCGACTTGTTTATCTGCGCCAGGTAAAAGTATGATTAAACTCTTACCCATTTCATCTACTGACATACTAAAGTCTGTACCTCTAACTGCTATAGAAGCCGTAGGTGTAGTAACGTTTACATTCTCTCTACTATTTTTAGCTATCTTACCGGAAGCATAACGCACCGTACCAAGCGTAGCTTTCATAGTTAGTTTACCTTTACTTGTAGACGGATCGTATACGAATTCGTCTATTTTAAACTTACTATGTTCAGTTATATTAACCTTTGTATCATCAATAAAAGTAATCCCTACCCGAGATTGTAAAGTCTCAATCACATCAAGCATTTCAACTGGCGTTTTTTCTGCACCAGTGATCTTGTTTTGAGCTCTAGTAATCTGGGTAGGGCCTGTTAAAGAAGTTATATTACCTGCTGCACCAAACAAGTTACCAGAGAGTATTAATATAATAGCTCCCCAGCGTAACATGTTATGGAGTTCCTGGGCCTTGAGTTACTGCTATAGTATTAGATGCGCCAGTAACGTTTAAACTTAATATTTGCTGCATTGTACCAGATTGACCTACAGTAAGGTTATTACCGTTACCAGTAACAGTCACTACTTGTGAGTGTCCTGCAGCGCCAGCAACTAAACCAGTTTGAGTTAAAGCAAACACGTTACTGTTACCTTGTACTACATAATCAAGTTTGTTATAAGAGCCGGTAGTTAAACCAATATTAAACGTATTAGAGTTACCTTGTACATCGAAGTCAAAATCTCCATTAGCAGTAGTAGCATTAGAGGAGCTATTATTAGTACCATCATTATTAAACACCATTGAATTGCTGTTACCAACAATTGTAGTGTTAAAATTATTGTTAGCACCGTTCATGAATATTTTTTGAGTATTGTTGTCGCCGGTATTCCAGAGCTTAAAATAAAAGTCTTCGCCAGTTAATTTAAAATCGATTTGATTACCGTCACCGATTTGTTTAATGGTAAAGGTACCATCATCTCCGGTAATAGTAGATGGATTACCATCGGTACCAATACGGTTAGTGCTGCCTTGCTGTTCAATAGTTACCGAAGCAGAGGTGCTTATTTGGTCAAGATATATTTGATTTTGACCATATAAGCTACCACATACGAAGAGTAGTAGATATAGGTATAGTTTGTTCATTGGTAGGGGTAATAATACTTATCATTTTAGGGTTGTTTAAATTTCCAAAAGCCTTTTGCTTGACCTTGATTAACTACTTCAATAACAGCAGCGTCGATAGCTGCACGCACAGCAATAGTAACTGGTTCATTATTTGCTGCGCCTAATTCAGCTTCTCCGTAACGAGTGCCGTTATTAATAAAGGCTAAAGCAGAGCCGTTTACTAATGTACTATAAACAGTTTTAGTGGTAGCTACAGAAAGCAACACTTCACCGGTGTTAGTACTAACAATGCGTAATGATATAGTTATAACATCTTTTCTATACTGGGTTGATACGCCAATACCAAGTACGCTAGCGCCTAAGCCACCAGTCTCAATATTTGAATCATAACCTATAATTCCACCTTGTGCTATAACCCCTGCAAAGAGCATTGGACCTAATCCAGCATTCTTATTATCTTCAAACTCTTCTCGAGCTTGTCTATACATTTGACGTTCTTTGATTAGATCATCTAGCCCATTACGTTCAAGTACTTTGAACCAAGTACCGTTACCCGCTAGTTGTAAAGATTCTATTAACCAACTTTCAGCGCCTTGTGTTACTGCAGCAGAAAACGATGCATAGTTATCTGCACTCTTGCGTTGTCCGGTTCTATCTAAGAACGAATAAACTGCTATAGTTATAACTTTACCGTCTAAAGCAGGTAGAGACTTTAACTCTTTAGCTAAAGGAGAGACATTGACTATAGGTCTTTCTATAATCTTTAAAGGTTTAGTCTTTTCAGCAACCGGAGCAGCCGGATCTTTTAACGGGGTAGGAAACTTAACCGTAGAACATCCTATTAAAAATAAACTTAATAAAGGTACAATAAATTTCATTACCCACCCCCTGGACTAGAAAGGACCAGACTGCTAACTGGTATTTTAAGTGTAGTGGTACTGTTCTTCATTGGATCAAATATAGATAAAGAAGCAACTCCATTATTAACAGTCCAAGTAACAAAAGCTCCTTCGGGTAATTGAAATGAACCACTTGTGGTATCAGCTTTAAAAAGTTGATTAGTAACTTGGGCGGCTATTTGAGAATAAATTCTAGCCTGCAAGTTAACCATAAATTGACTTACTGGAGTGTTTTCAGCAGCAGCAAGTTCAGCAGCTAATTTAGCTGATGCTTTGTCCTTTAAAGTTATTTCTCTATTACGCGCTAAAGATTCCATTGTAAGCATATGAGAAGAGTAGCCTACTCCAGTAAATGCTGGAGATTTAAATGAGTGAGTTAGTTCAGCTGCCTGTACAGCTGTAGCTACGATGAGTAGGAGTAATAGGGGTTTCATCAAAAAATACTTATAAATATTAGCCTCTCCTATGAGTAAAAAAATAAGAGTTAAGTTTGCAGATATCCGCACTTGTAGTTTATTTGCCGGGGTACCGGATAAAATAATAAAAAAAATTGCAGCATATCCTACTGCCCAAGAAATTCCTGAAGGTACCGATATTATTAAAGAAGGAGAAAAAGGCGATAGTATGTTTATTATTCTTAGCGGCTCAATAGATATCTTAAAGACTGATAAGCTAATTAAAGTAGCCACTGTAGGTCCTGGCACGTTTATTGGAGAAGGAGCTCTAGTAAGCGGTGCGCCTCGTAATGCTACTTGTCGTACTACAACTACTTGTAAAGTAGCTTTTTTCGACTTAAAAGCTTTTAACAAATTAGTAACTGCTCATTCATCCATTCCAGTTACTTTAATGAAGACACATACTGAAAGATGTAAAACAGTAGTTAAGTCTAATAGTAAGTCGTTCGGTAAGAGCAAAAAGGTTATTGCAGTATTCGCTTTACTAGGGGCAGTGTTGTTTGTTAAGTATGGAGGGGATTTATTCGGCTTCCAATGGCTAGTTAATATCGGAAGTAAAATACCAGATGAGTTTATGAGTATGTTTGCACCTATTACAGGCGCAGTTATGTTAAAGTTCCAAAAGATGTTTGTGGGAGATATTGTAGACAAAATAGAAAAGATTTAACTTGATAGTTCCGTAAAAGGTTCTACTATGTATTTCTCACGTCTGTAGAATAGAAACTACAGAAATGTGACAACTTGTGGGAAGACTAACGGATTACCACAATAAAAACAACGTGCCCCGCAGGTAACCCCTGCGGGGGATTTTTTTATAAAGCTTTCCAAATACTTGGATTTGGATATTAGCATATCCATTCCTATTAGTAAGTAATAGTGTATGGAAAATCAAACTGAAGTAACAAAATTAAACCCAGTAGTGGGTGCTACTGCAGCTGCAACTGTTGTAGCTAAACGTCGCCGAGCACCTTCTGTAAAACGTGCTGAAACTAAAACCAAGAAGGAAGTAGATCGTGGATTTCCTCTTCCACTTTTGCTTACCTGCACTGTAACAGGTAAAGTTAACAAGTATACATCTTTAAATTACATTCGTAAGCTTGTTGCAAAGTACGGTTCTGTAGAAGAAATCCGTAAGAACTATATTTCCGCTGAAGGCCGTAAACAAATAAGTAAATAAATTATATGCTTAACGCCCTAAAGAATTTGTTCTCTAAGCTTTTCCCTAAGAAGCTTGCAACTGAAACTACAGCTGAACTTCCTACTCCTACTCCAGTATTTGAAGAGCCTATTAAGGTAACGGATTATGAAATCACTATTGTTAATGATAAGGATTTCACTGAACATAAACTAACACCACTTCAACAAGAACTGATTGTACAAATTGATCAAACTGCAGCAGAGCAGGTTCTAGTTGATCAATACCTAGCACCAGTTGAAACTGTTGAAGATCCTGTAGTGGAAGAAGTAAAGCCAAAGCGTGCTCGTAACAAGGGTAAGTTTGCACCAGACGATAAGATAACTATTGAATACAATGAAGCTTGGGTTGGAGGTAAGTCTCCAGCTAAGAAAAATAATAAAAAGAAGAAAAAATAACAGCTAATTATTGTAAATAATAATATATTATGCCAACCGTATATACAGACGCGCTTTATTCTTCTACTAATCTTGGTGTTGTAAGTGATAGCACTAATTATTTCACTCTTTCTTCTGCTAACAATACTCTTGTACTTCAAGTACCTGGTCAAATTGCTGGTATTAATGTTGTAGGCATTGCCTATAATGATGTAGATTGGGCGGCAGCTAATGCAGCTGCAGCACGTCGCTCACTTACAATCAATACCTATAGTAGCGGTGCTTCTTCTGGTATTAATTCTCTTCTTACTACTAGCGTAAGTTCAACCGGTGGTCTTACATTTGCATTGCTCCTTGCAAACCGTCAAGCAATCAACCTTACCTATGCTGGTGCTGTATTAACTTATGCAGCTGACTTAAGCGCAGCTACATTTGATGTATCGGATAAGAACACTCGTCGCTTAACCCTTCTCGGTTATATTGGTTAATATAACTTAAAGCTAATTAACAAGCCCAGGGCAACCTGGGCTTTTTTTATGTAAGTATAAATAACTATATGAACTCAGAGCTTTTAAAGAAATACCAACTTATACTTGAGAACGATGATAATAAAGTTCCCGGGTATTTCGATGCTTTAGAGAACCCACAAGACTACAATTTAGAAGCGACTACCATGCAGGATTATGATTATGAAGGTCGTCCTGTTGATCGTCCGGTGTTTAATTTAACTCATAAGCTTTACCACGAGTATCTAGAAACAATTTATAATCCAGATGATATGGAAGCAATCTTGTATGCTTTTGAAAAATACAACCCAAGTGGTGTAAAAGACATTTAAATAGATTGATTTTAAAGAATGTTATGCTACAATAACATTCTATATGACTACGAAACATTATCCAAAGACGCCTTGGATAGTAAAATCTTTCCCAAACGGAGCTCCGTTTATACAAGATGCTGACGGTTGGACGGTTTGTCAGGTACATGGTTCCATTCGTTACGGACAAACATGCTACGATGTTCCGAACCTTATTCATGCTACGATAATTTGCGAGTGTGTTAACAAGCTATATCCACCTTTAAAGAAATAATAATATGTCAAACCCTAAACGCATTCATTGGTCCTGGTCTAATATTGAAGTAGCAAGTAAATATATAAAGTCTCGTCTAGATTTTGATGGTTTCAAACCTGATTACATAGTTGGATTAACCCGTGGTGGTCTTATCCCTGCCGTGTTGCTTAGTCATATGATGGGTGTAAAGCTAGAAACGCTTAATGTAAGCCTCAGAGACTCTGAAGAAGGACCTGAAAGTAATCTTTGGTTACCAGATGTAGCTACAGTGGAAAATAAAAAGATTCTCATTGTTGATGATATTAACGATAGTGGTGCAACGTTTGAATGGATTAAAAAAGATTGGGACAGTTCTGAATTGCCTTTTAATGGTTGTAAATGGGACAATATAAAGTTTGCAACATTAGTTCATAATGAAGCTAGTGTAACTAAAACTGATTATGCTTTTATTAGTATTGATAAGAGTAAAGAAGATACTTGGATAGTATTCCCTTGGGAGAAAAATGATTAAAGCAAAAAAATTAATATGAATCTTAAACATTTTTGTCACGAAGTAGATTATAAACTATGGGTTATGAAGACCCGTCTTAGGGCGTTTATTTGGAAGGCCCGTCATCATATCCGTAACCCTCGTAAGGAGATGCGTAAAGCGGTCTTTCCGTCCCAATGGTGGGATCTTCAGGCTCATATTATTGAATTTCACATTCAGTGTATTATCGAATACGTTGAGCGTGAAAAGTGTTTTGAAGTTATTAGTTGGAGTTGGAACGATGAAGCCACAAAAAAAGGCAAAGAGCTTCAAGAAGCTTACGACTACGCCAAGACTGGTCGAGCTAAGCTTCAAAAAGATATTGAAGCAGCATGGGATAAAATTCCTCTGCGGGATTTATACCCCGCGGAGGATCCTTTGCGAGATATAAAGAAGCCAAGGACCATGGAAGAACAACTCGAACTATACAGTGAAGTAAATACTAAAGAAGCTTGGCTTTGGGAGTGCGATACTAAATTCTGTAAGTGGGTCATTGATAACCGCGGAATTCTTTGGACATAATTTATGTTAGAACTAATACTTGCCATTGCTAGTATACTAGCACTTAGTTTAATTACATTAGGGGTGTTTGCTTTTGGGACTCTCTGGTTTGATTCTCGTACGAATAAGAGACGAAAAAAGGCTGGCCTTCGTATAGAAAAGTCACCATATTAATCGAATGAAAACGATCAATGAAGTACCTTCACATAAGCTTGTTTATCAGCTACGTCGTTTACAACGAATTGCGAAAGAAGTGGCGTACGCTAAAAACGAAAGTGATGCAGAATATTTTACTGTTCGTCATCTCCGTCCGGAGATTGAAAAGGTAGAGAAGCTAATTGGTAAGATTGATAGTACCCGCTAGTATGACAACATACTTTACATCTGATACTCATTTCGGTCACGCAAATATTATTAAGTATTGTAACCGTCCGTTTGCTAATGCAGACGTGATGGATGACGTGCTTATCCGTAATTGGAACAACGTTGTAAAACCGGATGATACTGTCTATCACCTTGGCGATTTTGCCGTTGGTGGTGGTCCAGCATCGAAGTATTTATCAAAGCTTAACGGAAAAATTCATTTCTGTTGGGGCAATCACGATACTCGTCTCAAAGATGTGATCGATGCAACCCCACACACCGTGCAGCCACTATCAATTGCGCATATGCGCGATATTATGATCGATGGGCAGCGATTTGTTTTATGTCATTATGCTATGAGAGTGTGGAATAAGTCGCACAAAGGTGCTTGGCATCTATATGGTCATTCCCATGGTACTCTTCCAGACGATCCTAATAGCTTAAGCCTGGATATTGGTGTAGATTGTTGGAATTATGCCCCGGTTTCAATTGCACAAATTAGAGATCGTATGAAGAAAAAAGTATGGAAACCAGTTGATCATCACAATAAAGAAACAACTTAAACGTTTATGAAGATATCTCTAACTGAAAACGATGTTAATAAAGCTCGAGACTTCGCTTTCGAGCTTGTACGTAAAGGTAAGAAGGGTACCTTTGAAAACTATTTCATCGGTACTCTAGGAGAGATTGCTTATGCAAAGTTTGCTAAGCTTAAGGTTAACCTAGAAGTTTACGATCGAGGGGTTGGAGATGGAGGGGCAGACTTTAAGAACGTACAGGTAAAGACTGTTGGTTGGTCTGGACCCAATAAAATTCTTAAAGTTAGTATAAATGATCGCTCCCTATCTAATGAGAGTATTACTAAATTTGTCCTCGCTCATGCTACAGTTACTAACCCTACTGAAGTACAATTAGTTGGAGAGATTAGTAGAGAAGAATTTTTAAAGAAGTGTTTGTATTCTGATATTTGGAAGTCTAAAGTTATAAGCGAAAAATACCTACATGACATTAAGGAAAGTAGCTAAGCGAGTTACTCCAGAGTATACCTACTTTGCATATGCGCGGGTAGATAACGGCAATGTAAAGTATTACTGGCGTAATCCGCACAATAATCAATTGCTTCCTATTGCTATTTCTTCATTGAAGAAGTGGGAGCGAGTACTAAGTTAATTGTATGAACAAACAAGGAGTTACATTTAAGCCTGAAGAAATAAAGAAAGAAGCACCTAAGCCAACATTTAATCCTATGAGTGGGCTTACTGCACAGCTTTCTGAATTTAATCGTCCTCGTTGTGGTTGCGGTAAGTCTAAGAATCCACCTTATTGTGATGGATCACATGCACGTTAGAAATAAATATTAGCATGGAATTGCCACCTATTGTTTCATACGGACATACATTAGAAACTGGCCCAGATAAGCTCGGTACATTACTTGATTCCTCTTCTGTTGTTAATGACGTAGAAGAGCTTAAGACCCGTCTTGAAAGAGATGGGTATCTTTATATAAAAGGATATCTAGATAAAGATAAAGTAACTAAAGCATACGATGCATTAGTAAACAAGCTCAAGGATCAAACTGGGTTTAAACCTGAGATTGCTCGGGATTGTTCCGAAGTACAAGAGGTTTTATACTCAGGTAAGTTAGTAGAGTTCTATGAGAAGCTCTATGGTGAGCCAATTAGACATTACGACTATACTTGGTTAAGAGTAATGGGTCCCGGTAAGGGAACTAACCCTCATTGTGATTTACCTTATATGGGTAGAGGCACTCACCGTCATATGACTTGTTGGGTACCTTACAAAAAGACTTCTTATAAACTAGGCGGTCTAATGGTACTGGAAGGTTCGCATAAGCGAATGGATTTGTTAGAGAACTATGTCTATCGAGATGTAGATAGTTATTGTGAGAATAGAGAAAGAGATTTAGAGAAAGTTAAGAAGAATGAATGGACTTTTTCCGGTACACTGTCTCACAACCCAGTAGCTATTCGTAATAAGTTTGAAGGAAGATGGCTTGTAACTGAATTTGAACCTGGAGACTTTTTAACATTTAATATGTTTGCAGTACATGCTTCTATTGACAATCAAACTGAAAACGAAACTCGTATATCAACTGACAGTAGGTATCAAAGAGCTTCTGAACCAATCGATGAACGTTGGGTTGGAGTAAATCCCCCTGCACACGGGCCAGATGGCAAGCGCGGTTTAATCTGTTGAATTATATAAGTATA